AATGGTACAAGGTATTGGTTCGGGGATGTTTTTGTAGAAGGTGAGGCCAGAGCAGGAATTGATATTCGTGGCCTTATAGTCGGGCTTGACACGGGAAACAGCGCCATTAACAACTATGGATCAATTGCCAATACCTTGAATCACCCGCATCCGATTATTCTTAAAGAGGATGCTAACTTTAGTTACGGATTCGTTCTTATCAGTGACATAACAGGCACGGCAACCCCTGACAGGTCGGTAGGAATGTTCCGCGCTCCCAGACCTTGTACAAAAATATCAAGATCGCCCGTTGCTAGAGTTACCCAGACCCCGACAATGGGCAGATATGCCATGAATATGGTTCGCTTTTCCGGGGTGCCTTCCAATGGCGATACGGTAACAATTGGAAGTGTTGTTTATACGTTTAAAACGGCATTAACCCCAACAGCCGGAGAAGTTTTAATTGGAGCCAGCGCCACGACTGCCTCCCAGAACTTAGGTCAAGCAATACATCAAAAATCCGGGTCTGGATCAGACTGGGCGGCAGGAACAACTACCAACCCTGATGTAACAGCAGTAGAAGAAGATACTGATATGAATGGCGACATCTGTACTATTCTGCGAACGATTGAAAAAACTGATACGGTTATTTCTTGCACTGAAAGTGCGACTAACGTGACTATTGATCACGCAACTATGCAAGACGGGCAAACACGAACTGATCCTGAACTTGAATTTTATCAGGGAGCTGAGTACACAGAAGTTCAAGCCGATAGCGGTCAGGTCTACGACAACGAATCTTACGAAGTTAAACCTACAGTTGGGACTTTTGATATGAGTCATGTGGAGCTTCAGCGCGTTGAAAATATAAAGATTAGTGATCAGGGTGCCGTAACTCAGGACTCGGAAGATATAGCCTTCTTAGAATATAACGGGCCAATAAGACTGATTGAACAAACATATGTAAACAGTAGCGTTGGTGAGTGGCAAAACACTGTCAATTATTTTGCTTCAAAAGGAAATAAATTGCTCATATCAAAACCTGAAAGCACAGCCCTTTTCACACAAGCCTTATTTGAAGTGGGGATTATGTCATGAATATTTTTGAGAGACCCGTAGGAATAGTTCAGTTCAATCGGTTTACCGGATTGTTTGCTGGCGAAGTAAGCGGCATACGTGAAAAAGGCGACTACCGAAGCGTTGTTAATGAGTGGGGCGATATGGCCCCAGAGTATGCTCTTGAGTTGACAAGTGATGATGGTGAAGGGCTACCCACAGGGCGAGTGTTTTGGTCAGATCATACTAGCGAATCTTTGAAAGCACATGTTCTTGGCCGTCAGATAATTATTGATGTTCGATATTTTGTTGAAGACCTTTCTGCTGATAGAGGCACGTGGACAGCAGCGGAAGCGGAGATTGAGGCTACATACCATCTTCTAACTTCGAGAAATGTGAATATTGAATGCTGCGATTCTTCCTCTGGTTATCAAGCATTTGTTGATCTCTTGTTAGCGGAGGGCGCAATACCTTCGGTGGATCAAGAAACAAGAGACAATATAATTTTAGGCAAACTCATTAGAGACTTGTCATAACGTGTTTAAGTTTAGGAGGTAGCAGGTGTTTGGGCAGAAGTTTGTGTTAAAAGATGCGCTAGACCTAATGGCAATGGTAGCTGCCACAGTCTCTTTTGTGGTTCTTGCGAAGGTTAGCACGATTGCTGACGCGTCTATTGGCACCCACGACACTAGTCCCGCCGCCCACTACGAGCATACAGAGTCCAGCCGTGACGACCTACAAGAGCTGCGCCACAACCACAGCCTACTTAACCACCAGATTGACCTCCTAGAACAAAGCGTAATTAAAGCCAGTGATATAGGCGAGCTGCTGCAAAAAGAAAACGAACGTGACCACGAGCAAATGTTTACAATTTTACGGTCGATAGAAGCCAAGGTGAATTCGCAATAATACTACTGCTGTTTTCATCCAGCTTGAGTGCACATGGAGTGCGCTGGGCCAGAGACAACTACGGTATGTATTTAATAAACCAAACAAGCCACTACGATTACTGTCGGATAGGTGGTTACTATTTCGACCTGTATCCAAGGACGCGGAGCAGGTGTTACCCTCAAGGATCATGGGAGCGCAGGTAAGTGGAAGCAAAAAGCATCGCAGAACTGCTACAACGGTTGAAACTCTGGCAGATCGTTTTAGTGCTGGGCATCGCTGCCCCGTTCGCGTCGCATTATGGGTGGGCCATACCCTCTAACTACGCGATCATGATTTTCTTGGCGATGACGTTAGTCGCTATAGGCATACGTTACTTCCCGCCCCCCGAGCCAGTGGAGCGCCGCCACACTCCTGAGATCGCAATAAGCGCACACCAGTCAGCGTTTTGTTCGCAGTTTGACCAGTGGACACCGTTCGAAGATGCCTCAATGAAACGTGGCCCTGAAGATGAAGATGGGGTAGAAACGCTTAGAGAAAAGGTAAAGCAACTCAGACTGGAACTGGGTACTACACAGAGAATTTTGATGCGCAAAGTGGAGAATGGTAAGCACTACGTTAAATACTGCCGCGCCGACGACGAAACTACATATGTCCCTAACAACGGAGATTGATATGCGTACTATGATTACACTACTCACTTGTTTGATGCTCACTGGGTGTGCTGGTATGGCACCGATTGATATGGGCTTCGAGGTATCCGCGCTCGGCGGGTTGATTAAAGTTAAACCGGAATTTTCTATTGGCGACGGCAAGGTCGGGCCAACTTCTGTAGCCGTTGAAGTCGCAGGGGAAGAAGATGAAAGTCCGTGAAGGGTTTAAGTACGTCGTAGAAACCAAGGAACATTACCCGTTCCCTAAGTGGTTTCCTATCCAGCTGCGGTTCCCTTACGAAGACGCACGTATCAAGATCAGCCGCAAAGGAATCACGCTCAAGTCTGGGTTTGCATGGAACGGTGCTAATGCCTTCCCTGACCATGACTGGGTGATGGTGCCAAGTGCTATACATGATGGCTTGTTGTGGTGGAGGCATTATCACTGGGAAGGGCGCGACAGGGACGAGACAACTGACCGTGAACTGAAACGTGCCATCGACCAATGGTTTACTGACCTCTGCAAAGCACGCGTACCGAAGTGGCGTAAGATGACACCTACGTTCATGTTCTTCGGTGTTAACGTACTGTCTAAGATGGCCCCCGGCCCTGACCAAGCAGAAGCACACAGGATAAAGACCTATGAGTAGTGCCTACGCAACAACACGTGAGGGCATCATAGCCGACGTAATAGGCATTGAGGGTGGGTACTCTAACCACAGCGACGACTCAGGCGGCGCGACTAAGTTCGGCGTTACTGAAGCCGTCGCAAGGCAGTACGGCTACAAGGGTGACATGACTGCTATGCCTCAAGACGTAGCTGTGTACGTATACACCAAAGAGTATTGGGATAAGATTAACGGTGACGTAATCCTAAAGCTAAGCCCCAACATCGCTATGGAAGTGTTCGACACTGCGGTTAACACTGGTGTGCACCGTGCAGGTATGTTCTTGCAGGTGTGCCTTAACGGGCTGAACAACAAACAGGGGTTCTATGATGACATCGAGGCTGATGGAGTAATAGGCAGCGGCACACTCACGGCTTTGGGTGGGTATCTGACACACAGGGATTCGCACGTATTACTGAAGCTGCTAAACTGCGTACAGGGTGCGTTCTACTTGTCGTTAGTTGAACAGCGAGAGAAGGACGAATCGTTCTTATACGGGTGGGTAGCTAACCGGATACAAATTTAGGAGACAACCGTGGTAGCGTTGAAAGTATCAAAATTCGGTGGGATTTCCCCACGGACGAGTGCGCGGTACTTGCCGGAAGATAGGTCGCAGACAGCACTCAACGTAGACACTACTCGACGCGGCCCGTTGCAGCCTACATACAGCTACGGCAGCCCCCTATACACACTAGGCATCGACCCTAAGACGCTGTTCCGCTACAACGAGGACTACACCGTCGAAGACGGTACGTGGTGGATGGCGTCTGTTAACGATGTCGACTTCTGTCGTGGGCAGATAATCGGGGACGACTACGAAGTTGTTTACTTCACCGACAACGATGACAACTTCCTCGTACCGCAGTTTACATACAATGAGTTCGTCACTCCGTCCGGAGGCGGGAGCTTACATGGCACGCTGCACGGCGCGTCAAACTCATACAACCTAGGCGTACCTAAGCCAACCCTAGCGCCGGTGGCATCAATAACACCCCCCTCGGAAACTGACGGACTAACGGTAGAATACCGCACCTACGTGTATACCTATGTGTGGGCTAAGGCAGGCCGCACTATGGAGTCCGCGCCGTCTCCTGCGGCCGCAAACATAGTTGAGTTCTACATAGAGTCCGACAGCGTGATAACTATTGACACGCTGACCACAGGCGCTCCCGACGTCGGCATGGCGTCCGTCGAAGTGACTAAGCGCATATACCGTTCCATAGCCGGGACGTTCTTACTCGTTGACGAAATCCCTGTCACGCAGCAGACGTTCGTAGATAACGTGGAGGCGAACGTCCTCGGGGAGCAAATAGCCAGCATAACGTGGGACGTACCACCCCCCGGCTTGAAGGGGCTGACCAACATGGCGAACGGTATCGTCGCTGGGTTTGTAGGCCGCGACGTATATTTCTGCGAACCCTATGTTCCTCATGCGTGGCCCATTAATTATGCGCTGACAGTCAACAGTCCTATTATCGGCATGGCTGCGGTAGACACTACGTTGGTGGTGCTGACTAACGAACGCCCATACTTTATACAGGGCAGTACTCCGGCGCTTATGACTGTGGTTGAGGGCGATATCGAGCAGGGGTGTGTGTCTAAACGCAGCATTGAAGTGCTCAACGGCAAGGTGTACTACACCAGCCCTGACGGGCTAGTCTCTGTTAGCCCTCGCGGGTCTGTGATCGAAACGGAGGCTATGTTCACTTACAAGCAGTGGAACGATCTGCTCGACCCCAGTTCAGTTTACGGCTACTCGCACGACCTGAAGTACTACGGCTTCCACTCTACCGGCGCGATCATCATCGACGTACCGTCGGGGCAGACCGTGACGCTTGACCTCACTGGAGTTACGGCGGCGTTCGCTGACCTGCGGCTAGATAAGCTATACATAGTAGATGATGCTAATAGCATCGTTGCGTGGGGTGACGGCGCTGCGTCTGAGTACACGTGGAAGTCTAAGAAGTTTTCGCTGCCGAGAGAAGTTAGTTTCGGGTTTATGCAGGTGGAGGCGGAGTCGTACCCGTTGGACTTCGAGGTGTTCGCTGACGGGGCGTCGCTACACTCAGGGACGGTCACTAGCCGTGTGATGTTTAGGCTACCTTCTATACTCGCTAGAGATTGGGAGATCGAACTGGTGGGGGACAAAGAAGTTTTCAACGTAGTGTTAGCACAGTCTGGTGAGGAAATAGCAAGTGCCTAACGACTCGCTGCCGACTGTTTCGTCTACGATACCCCCTGACTTACGGCTGTTCCTTGACCGCGTTCGTGAGGCGCTTAACGCCAGTGCAGGTGATCCGCTGGTACGCGAGAGTCAACTTACGTCTACAGTTACTGACGCTGTTAGTGCCATATCTGACAGTGATTCTGATGTGCCGGTGTTCACGCCTGAGACCCCGGTGGGGCTTACCGCCACATCAGGGTTCGAGTTCATAACGCTAACGTGGACGACGCCTACGTACTACGGCCACGGCGCTACTGAAGTGTGGCGGTCAGTTGATAACGACTTCAGCAACGCGATACTTATCGCTACGCTTACTGGGCATGTGTCAGTGTTCTCCGATTACGTCGGTACTAACGCCGAGTACTTTTACTGGGTGCGGTTCAGAAACATAAACAACGTGTACGGCGCTTACAGCGGCCCGGTGTCTGCACAAACTGCGTACGACGTCACAGAGCTATTGAGCGAGCTTACTGACCAGATAAGTCAGAGCCAGCTTACAGAAGACCTGAACAACTTAACGAACGGCGTTGCCGAAAACTATATGGTGACGGTTGACGCTAACGGCTTAGCCAACGGCTTTGGACTTGCGTCAGTTACCAGTGACACAGGGGACACTACTACAGAGTTCGGCATACTCGTTAACCGCTTCTTCCTGATGTCACCGCCCAACTATAACCAGCCGGGTCAGCCGACAGGCGTGGAAGGGCATATCTGGCGCAACAGTGATACGGGCGAGTACAAGCTATATACCGACGGTGCGTGGGGAGCGTTCGACGGTGTTCCGTTCATCATTCAGACTACGCCGACTATGATTGGCGACGTAGAAGTGCCGCCCGGTGTGTACATTAAGTCAGCGTTCATACAAGACGCCTCAATAACCAACGCCAAGATAGGCGAAGCAGCAATCGACTTCGCCAACATAGTCGACGCCTCCATTACCACGGGTAAGATAGCGAACCTTGACGCAGCCGTTATACGCACTGGCGAGATAGCGTCTTACAATTTCACTAACTCACAGGCCGGGTCTGGCTTCTTTCTTAATCTTGGGCAGACAGAGAACATAGACGAAGACGGCAATGTTACATACACCAGTACGCAGCCCCAACTTATAATACGTAGCTTCGGGTCGACTACTCCTGCGCTAGAACTTCTGAACGGGCGTGTAACCATCAACGCTGCTCTTATAAGAGAAACCCTGCAATCGGTTGGCTATGGTGTCGGCACACCGGGGTTTTCCTTCGATGTCGATAATGGCACTTTCATCATACGTGGGCCGGGTGGGGACATTCTATTAGCGTCTGACTCAGGCTACGATAGCACATTGGTGCAGTCGTCTATCCAGACAGTGCTGGATGCCATGAACTTGGCTACGGGTAACTCGCAGTTAGCAGCAGACGCCGCACAACAAGAAGCCGAAGCCGCAGGGCAAGTCGCTGGCGTTGCGCAGAATACCGCTGACGTAGCTGGTCAGGCTGCACAGGCTGCACAGGATGAGCTAGACCTCACTTTCGAGGATGACGGCAGTGGTGGGTACAAGTTCACAGATGCCTCCTACACAAATTTCTTTGGATTCGATAACCAGCTAAAAGGGTTCGCATTCCTCTCGCAGATAACACCAGCCAACTTCACCACGTACTTAGCCAACGCTGCTATAGGGCAGGCAGCTATCGGAAATCTCGCTGTCGGCACAGCCCAGATGGAAGACCTTGCAGTCACCACCGCCAAGATAGCAGTGCTTGCCGTCAAAGAAGCTAACATCGACGCGCTCGCAGTCACGACGCTCAAGATAGGCGACAACGCAGTCACGGTGCCTGTCGGTGTTGGTGGGTGGCTCGGCTACAACTCTACGGGGGCATGGAACAACATTGGCAGCGTAGTAGACATGGGTGGGTGGGCTATAACGACTGGGCCAACACATGCAATTCTCCAAGGCCGCGTGCAGTTTGGTGGTGGGCCAGTTTGGGGCGGTAACGCAGACGAAGGTAGCGCAGAAATATACATTCAGGTGGACTTTCAAAGTAACCTTGGGACGTGGATATCATACGCATCTTCAGCATCGCTTAGTTTGGCAGCGTTCTCGTTTGCTGATGGGTACGGCGGCGTGGTTAACACCTCTATGTTCGTAGCAGTGCCCACATGGTGTATAAACGCACGAGCGCAACTCAAAGCCCGAACTCAGCCACCACCCAATCAGACAACTGCGCATGAGCGATATATGAGTAACTACAGCATATCCGTACTGGCGGCTAAAAAATGATTGCGCTTTTCTATAACAGTGAGGGTCGTATAACTGACTGGGTCACGGGGCCGAGGACAGCTGTGGATGCCAACATCAAAGAGCGCGACGCGGTCGTCGTCGAGGAACTGACTGCAGGTGTTGACGAACTCATGGTCGTATCCGGCGAACTTGTGCAACTCCCCCCATGCCCAAGTGACGACCATGAGTTCGACTACGCTACAAAATCATGGAAGCTAGACGCTGCACAGGTTAACGCTGCGCTCCTTGATGGCATACGTCGACAGCGAGACAGGCTACTAACAGCGTCAGACTGGACTCAACTGCCCGGTTCTCCGTTATCTGATGAACAAGTTGCAGCGTTCCAGTCATACCGCCAAGAACTACGTGACCTACCAACTACGTACAAAGATGCCCAGTCTTTGTCAGAGGTAGTCATCCCGGTGCCACCGCAATGAACAAAGCGCGTATTGTCTTAGACCGTAAAGACCTTATCGGGACATGGGTTGCCGTGCAGACCGGGCAGGACGCGAGCTGGGGCGGGTTCTCCGCCATAGGTATCATGCAAGATAACTCAGTTCTAGCCGGGGTGGTGTTCAACAACTACAACGGTAGGAACTGTTTGGTGCACATTGCCATCAGGTCTAAGACGAAGCTAATCGTGCCCCTGTTTAGCGCTGTGTGTGATTACGCCTTTAACCTGTGTAAACTAAAGCGAATTACCGGCATGGTGCCTGTGAGCGAGGTGGACGTTATCGCATTCGATAAGCACCTAGGATTTCGTGAAGAATTTATAATGAAAGACGCTGCTACTGACGGTGACATGCAGGTATTAGTCCTAACCCCGGCGGACGCAACCCGCTGGCTGGAGAATATTGATGGGAAAGAAATCCTCAAATCCACCCGCGCCTGATATGACCGGGCTAGAAAACGTCTCACGGGAAGCCGTGGGTGTTATGCGTGACCTCGGCAACAGACAAATAGACTTTACTGAACGCCAGTACGATGAGTTGAGTCCCATCCTACAGAGCATAGCTCAGGGGCAGATAGCTGCTCAGGATCAGCAGATGCAGCACGCGCAGGACTACTACGACTATAACGTGAATACGTTCCGTCCTGTCGAGCAGCAAATTGTGTCCGATGCGCAGAACTTTAGCACTGACTCTTACCGTAAAGGTAGGGCAGGTGACGCAGCCGCTGCTTCCGCCAGAGCGTTCGACAATACACAAGGACAACTCAGCCGGTTCAACACTGCTCGCGGCGTAAACCCCAACTCCCCCGCAGCACAAGCAGCTCGACAGCAAGCGGCACTTGGCCTATCTGCGTCAACTGCTAACTCCATGACTAGAGCAAGCACTGAGGCTGTGAATCGAGGGCAGGCGTACATGACCAGCGCCGCAGGCTTGGGGCGTAACTTACCCGGCGCATCAACAGCAGCGTACCAAGGAGCTACCAGCGCAGGGTCAGCCGGTGCAGGAACGTCCATGGCGGCAGGCGACCAGTATATGCGAGGGCTAGGCGCTGGTGGGCAGACGATGAACGCTGGGTATCAGACAGGTATTCAAGGGCTGTCTAACGTCGCCAGTAACCAAACAGCAATATACGGCCACAACCAAGAGCGTGCTGGAGCAATGTTCGGCGGTATGATGGGACTTGGTGGGGCTGCGATGGGGCTAATACCCTCTGACCGGCGGTTGAAGCAAGACATTGTATTCCACCGGTACGACCAAAGCCTCGACCTTAACTTCTACAAGTTCAGCTATAAGACAGACCCATCACGCACATTCATAGGATTTATGGCTGACGAAGTTGAGAAGAAGTACCCGAACGCGGTGTATGAAGAAGACGGGTTCCAGCTTGTTGACTACACTGTGCTGAACTCACGAATGGTTGAGATCACTGAGGAGGTTGCCTAATGGGATTCGCAGCAGGTATGCGCGCCGGTCAACTATCGGCTGAAGGCGCTATTGATGCGTTCAATGCGACGCGGCGAAAGCGGGATTTACGTGCCGTTGAGGAAGAAATCGGTGCGTTGCGTTCTGAGACTCAAGAGAACTACGACAACTACAACAATTTCGTAGCGGAGAGCGCGAAGAACAATCCACTTGGAGCTGAGCAAGGGCTATCCTCCCCTGTTATCAGACCCAACCCGTTGCAGACTGGCCCGAACGCCGGGCCAATGTCACCCAACAACCCCGTGCAAGGGTTAGGGCCAGCACCGCGTGCACCTATGTCTGAGGCTGAGTTCCAGTCAGCTCGTGCTAATGCTATGGCATCGAGAGGGCTTGTTGACGAGGCGAACGACGCGTACCAACGCGCAGACTCACTAACCGCCGCTGAACGTCAGTTAGATAGGGATCGAGAGAACGACCGCCAATTCGGGCTGACCCATGCGCTGGCTCAACGTAAGCAGTCTGACGTTGAAGATAACACTGAGTCTAACACTGCGTACAAGGACGCTTTCACTGCCACTGAAGTTGCGACGGGCATAAACAGCGCAAATGGCGTGACCGCTCTCAACTTAGCCAGAGCGGAGAACATCGACGCAGCTACCACAGCGCAGGATCGAACCAACCGTATCAACACTGGCTACGACGCACTGTCTGCCGCGTGGGGCGAGTACGACGGTGATCGAGAGTCGTTCAGGGAGTCTGATGTGTACCGAGGAGCGCACGCTGACGTGCAAGATAGGTGGCTCGATAACGAAACTAGCACTACAGGCAAACAACGCGCTCTCGGTGAAACAGCAATCGTTGCACGTATGGACAGGGCCGACACGCTACAAGGCATGGCTAAAATCTGGAGCGATGACGAGAACTTCTCTCCCGGCTGGCACTACAACGTAGTTACCGACGAAGAAGGCGCGACAACAATAGCTGCCAACAACGAGAAAAGTAAAACCACTCGTGAAGTGTTCAGCGGTAGCTACAACGAGGGCGTCGCTTGGATGAAAGCTCAGGTGCAGGGTAAGGAAGTTGCCGCAATGTACATGGAAGACGTCAACACGAAGATGGCTGCTGTTGAAGCTGAACTCGCCAATGAAGGTGCGAAACGCACCAACGAGGCTAACGCGAACATAATCGACGGGGTCGAAGCCATCGAGGACTCGCTGGGTCAGTTTGCATACGATACCGATGGGGAAATTAAGCCGGGGTGGGAGTTCTGGGAAAACCTCCCCGCTAAAGGTAAGTTCCAACTAATGAAAACGATGTTGGGGGATGGCTTCCCTGACAGGGGTGTTAAGTAAGTGCCTGTCAATTCGTTGCAAGACGTCAGAGATCAATACCCTGAATTTTCTGATCAGTCTGACGAGGACTTACTCAATAGCTATGCTGATGATGTAGGGGTTAACCGTGACGTTGTCCGCGCTGGGCTTATGGGCGGTACACGACGCGAAGCGGTTGCACCTGAACCTGAAAACACACGCGGGGATTTCCAACGCGGCATACGCACCTACGGTAACCAGATAGTCGGGTTGGGCGCAGGTGTTGGCGCACTGGTCGCTGACTCTGTCGGCGCTACTGATACCCGCGACGCCCTGTTCGAGACCTACCAAGAACGCATGGAGGCGATGCAGGCGCATCAGCGTCCCGCGTTTGAACTTGAGCACCTACAAAGTGACGAGGCCACCGGCGGTGACTACGTCGATGCTGCACAGTATTACACGACCCTCGGGCTGTCTAATCTAGCTGGCGGCGGACTCGCAGGTTTTGCTGGTAAGCAGCTAGCCAAGGGTGGGCTGAAGAAACTAGCTGAACACGCCACTAAAGACCAGATTAAGAAAGCTGCTAAGCGCGGGTTCGCTGGCGGTTTAGGTGTTAACGCGATTGGGCAGGGACTCGGTTCTACGTATGGGCAGGCCGGTGAAGAACAGATAGCACGCGGCAACACGCTCGACGAAGTAGATAACGTCAAAGCTGCGTTCTACGGCACAGCCGCAGGCTCGCTTGAGTTCGCCAGTGACCTGTTCTTGCTAGGGGCGGGGCGATTTCTACCGCAGGGTGCGGCCGGTAAGTTAGGCGACGCACTCACCTCCGGCGGTGTTGTTAAGCGGGGGCTTAAAGGTTTCGGTGCGGCGGCTGCAGTAGAGGGCGCGACGGAATCAGGGCAGACCATGCTGGAAGACCTAGGCTCTGACGTTGAGGTTCAGGCGTTTGACGACGACCTTCAGGAACAGCAGGACTACCGAAACAAATTATGGCAAGCCGCGTTCGCCGGTGCTGCTGCTGGCGGTTTGGCTGGCGGTGTAGTAGGTGGGTTACGACCACAACGTGAACCAGATTTAGGTGGGACAGACATAACCGGAGATGGCGAAGGTAACAGCCCTCCGCCTACAACTCCCGACGTCGAGTTCACTCCAGATAGCGCTGCTAACCAGCGCGTGATACTTGGTCGTCTTGAAGCCGTCGGAGTTGATGCAGAGCTGAATATTCTGGATGGTCAGACGCCGGGCGAAGCCATTGATCAGTCGACGCCGAAGCGCCCAACCAAAGAGCAGTCTAAGCAGCGCGAAGCTGACGTTAAAGCAGCCTACGACGCTCCGAGTGAACCTGCAATCTACGCCAACGATAAAGAGACGCAGATCGAGCGCCGCCTTTCAGAAGGGGAGGTAATGGAGCTGCGTGCTATCTGGGCGCACAACGAAAATCAACCAGAGAAGTTCCTACCAATTCCGTACGAAGGTAACCCGTACGTAAAACTGTCCGACTCGAACGGCAACACGAGCACGCAAGAGCTAGACCCCTCAACCGGGGCGTACAGAGATTTTGTAGGTGCGGTAGCCAGTAGGATAGAACGCCGCGCCGGTAGAGGGAAGGCCACTCAGGTTGAGAACCTCGTCGACGAGCCTGATTCTATTACACCTCCGGACACGCAGGAGAAAGCGGACCAAGCTACTCGTGACGCACTGGCTAAGAAGACGAACGAGCCTAAGCGCACGCGGAAGCAGCAAAGACGAGACCTTGTCAGCGACCCCATATTTCAGACTGCGGCGGGGCGAGAAGCACTGGTAAAGGCCAGCACTAAAGACGGGTCACCTAACGCTGACCTACAACGAATGCTGCTACGGTATCGAGAGGTGCCGCTGTCTAAGCTGCGTGAAACGCTGACCAACGCGAAGACTTCCGAGTGGAAGAAAGCACTGGTGCGTGAGGTTATCGTTGAGCGCGGAGAAAACCCCGTAGCTCCGGTTGTGGTTGCAGCTCCCGCAGCGCAGCAGACCACTGAGACTGTTGCAGAGCCAGTGAAAGCTACCGACGCGGAGTTGATGGACGTTCTGGAGGTGGGTCAGCAGGACATGGGACTTACTGATGGTGAACAAACTGTCTGGAACCTGTTGCTTGACGCAGCAGTGAACGACGAGATGGAATCTATAGTCTCCCTCAGCAAGAAGAACTCTAAGAGTAACGTATCACCCAAAGCCATCGCTGACCGCACAGGCATGAAGCGCAACACGGTGAGCAACTACCTGAAAGGTATCCGAGGGAAGGTCGAGGCTTCTATGGGCGTCGACATGTACGACGCACTGGGCCAGATCAACACCCGCCGCCGAGAGATGAACGCGGAGCAGGCCGCTCAAGAGGATGTGGTGGACGAGGCCGAGCTTGTAGGTGGGGTAGCCGACGAGCAAGCGCTAGCTAACCAAGACGAAGAAGTGGAAGCCGTCGCTCAAGAGGAGTTGGCTGAAGGTGCTGGCTTCACCATACGAGATGAGACGAAGGGGGTGTCGGGCATAAGTGCGTTCGACGTTACCGACGCGACGCGAGTGGACGCCCTACTGGAAAACGAAGCCGTTGCGGAGATGGTTAAAACTGAGTTCGAGACTCAGACAGGTAAGAAGTGGGCGGCGCAGTCCAAGTCACAAAAACGCCAGTGGTTCGGTAAGTTCCAGCAGGAGCAAGACGCCCGAGAGTCAGACGAAGCAATTAGGGCAGAGAACGCACGACTGCAAGAGGAGAGCGCTGCCAACCACGTAGAGCTACTGGAAGCGTTCCGTAACGACGAAACCCTTAGTATGGGGGAGACGATTTATGATCGCACCGCCCAGAACGAGCCAGAGGGAGTTGCGCAGACGCCGTTTGCAGAGCTGACCCCCGGCTACCAGCAGACAGTTATTGAGATGCTTGCTACAGGTGAACAGTCGGCCCGAGGTCTGGTCAACAGTGCACAGCGAGCTTTACAGGAGATACAAAATGACCGCGCCAGAGAACAACGGAGTGAAGCGTCTGCTCGACTCAGCCGAGACGATAGCCAGCAAGCAGCTCAGGAACAACCCGGCGAGACTGGACTCGGGGACACGACTGTTTCTGAAAACCAGACACAACAACAAGCCATCGAAGGACTCGCAGAAAAACTAGCGGCCGACGGTAAGATAACGACGAAGAAGTCTAGGCGTGTGATCCCCACGGAGAAGGGGGACATGTACGCGTACGAAGGCACCTCCAAAGGCAAGAAAACAGGAGTGACTGCACAAGCTGCGAAGCGGGTAGCCAGCAGGATCGCTAGTGCCAGAGGTTGGCGTGCCAATGGGAGTTGGAAGCTAGAGGTGGTAGAGACTTTTTCCGACCTACCTGCTCACATTCAAGCGGAGTTCCAAGCGCTGGGCGGCGCAACGCTGTTCGGTGTGATGAATACGAGGACGACGTTCAAGACAGGCAACGAACCATTCTTCACGGCCTACATCGTCTCAGATTCGCACTCAAGTTTGGCTGACATCGAAGACACGGTGCTCCATGAAATGACTCACGTTGCTGCGGCGTCTATGTTCGGGGCAGACCGCACAGGTGCCATGGCAAGCGTTAGTCTCGGTATGGGCCGCGACAAACTGTTCGCACTAGCGGATAAGTTAGGCGTTAGCGACGCGCTCCTGCACTACGAAAAAGAGTTCCTCGACTCCGACATGGGGTTGCTGCGAGCTAGAGCCGTCTTGTTCGAGGAGATGATGGCATACTCTATGGGGCGAAAGACTAACGCTGGGTTGTGGAACGACATTAAAGCGGCAGTCGGTGAGTTCAAGCAGTGGCTGCGTCGTCACGGGTTCCATAAACTGGCAGGCAAAGAGGTAGGTGAGACAGAAACTCTCGCGCTGATGCGAAGACTTAACAAAGAGCTGATGGGCCAGTACGCTGCGCATGAGTTCCAAACGACAGAAGCCGGAGATCAGGCCACTGTAAACGTGTACGAGAATGAGTCGCGCTCAGGACAAACCCTCAACCCTATCGTAGCGATGGGGCGAGAAGACTTAATCGGTAAGATCGCCGACGGCACTGCTACAGAAGAATACATCGACGACCTGATACAAGTACTGGACGACGCAGTAAAGTCAGGTAGATACACAACGGAGTTTAACGACAAAGGGCAGGTAGTATTCAAGCCGGTAAGCGACTGGGAAGGCGTACTCCCAATCTCGATGGCTAAGTTCGGCGAGTCAAATTCAGAGCGTGTCAGCACAGAGATGAGCGCCATCTCTGACAAGATAGCGTGGAAGGTAGAGGAAACTCTCCCCGGCGTATTCACAGCGTACGAGAAAGGCAAGCTAGGATGGCTGACGCTGGAGCAGATAGCAGACCGATCCGGATTCCCGCAGGTTCGTAACTACGTCGACGCGGTTCATAAGATACAGCGAACGTCTAAAGACCTACTCGCTGACGCGCACTCAGTTAACAAGGTGTGGTCTGCAATTCAGTCTGACCGTCCTAAGCAAATAGAAGCTATGAACGCGCTGATGATCGACACCACGTTGGAGCAGTACGACCCATCGAAAGATGCTCCACAAACACCGGAGCAGCAGAAGCTCAAGCGGAACTTTGACAAGTTAGACGGCGACGTAAAGACGTTGTATGAAACTGTGCGCGACGAGTTCACTCACTGGCACAACGATAAGGTGGCGATACTGGAGGGCGCGATACTTGACGCCGCCGCTGCGGATAACCCACAAAACTTGGACAAGCTGACCGGCGACTTAGAGTCCATGAAGAAGATCAAAGGGCCGTACTTCCCACTGAAGCGGCTGAACAAGTACTACACGGTCGGCATGTCTAGTGAGCTGGAAGCCCTGATGAACGCTAACGACGAAGCGCCGTTAGTAGGCAAAGACAAAGCGTTGATGGCGCAGTTACGCAAAGACCCTAACCACTACATCGCGGAGTCGTTCAAAACTGTAAACGAGGCTCGTGAACGCCAGCGCCAGCTAGAGAAGCGGATGGGGGCCAGCTACTACCAAGAGTCGACCGACCTGTACAAAGCTCAGATTAGGGACGCTCCAGACATTGCTGCTATCGAAAAATACTTTGCCAGTAGTGACCTCACCCCTGATGCCAAGGGTAAAGTGCGGGGCATCCTTGAGTACATGTACGCAGACATGTTGCCGGGTAACGCCGCTGCTAAATCCCAGCTTAAGCGAGAGGGCGTACATGGGGCAGACAAGGACATGAGACAGGTGTTCTCCGACTCTGCTGTGAAGAACGCGCACATGATCAGCCGCATGAAGCACTCCAAAGAAGTTGGTGAAGCGCTGCTAGATATACGTGGTATGGGTTCTCGCCAAAACGAAGGGGAAGCGACCAGAGTACGTAACGAGATTAACAACCGTGCGGGTATGGTGTACGAGCACGACGAAAGTCCTATCGCTGATTCGTTTATGACGCTCAGCTTCATGGCTCACTTGGGTCTGTCTCCAGCGTACATAGCGACGAACATGTCTCAGGTGCCGATGATAACGGCTCCGTGGTTAGCTGCACGACATGGCGTACGTAGCGCTACCTCTGCGATAGGTAAAGCGTACGCTGACACCGGGAAAATAATAAAGTCGAATTGGGTTAAAGAGGGCGGGTTCCGTAACGGGGGCTGGCGCATGGAGTTTGACTGGGAAGGTAAGCTACCGGCCAACGAGTCTCGCATGATGCAGGAGCTGCTGGAGCGTAACAAGCTAGACATCACTATCGAGCACGACCTGTCCGCAGTTGCCAAAGGTGGTTCCGACTCCGGCATAGCCAGTCAGTTCAGCCGTAACAGTGAGTACATACAAATACTTAACACGCCTGTTAGGATTAGCGAACTCGCCAACCGAGCCGTTACCGCCTTAGCCTCGTACCGTCTGGAGAGTAAGCGTCTGAAGGGCGACAGCACGTTGAGTGCTGAGCAGGTTCACGCACAAGCAACTGAGTACGCGCTGCAAGGCGTGAACGAAACACAGCTCGACTACTCAGGACTGAACGCACCTCGTTACATGCAGGAGGTAGCAGGGTCACGTGCGCTAGGTAAGATCGTGTTTCAGTTCAGGAAGTACCAGCAGGGCATGGTGTACCTGATAACTAAGAACATGAAAGACGCGATGTTTAACTCCAACGCCACGAAGCAGGAGCAACGGGAAGCACGTAATACTTTGTTCGGGCTGTTCACCACCACCGGGATTATGGGTGGTATGACTGGTATGCCGTTAGCTGGCTCGATTGCATGGTTAGCGAACTTGGCTACCGAGGTGTTCGGAGACGACGACGATGAACCGTTTGACGCGGAGCTGGCACTGCGGGAGTTTTGGAGCGAGTTCGGTGGGGGTGGAGAAGATGGCGCTGACTTCGCCCGAGCGATGATGCACGGACTGCCAACGATAGGTGGGCTTGATGTATCTCGTAGAATTGGTATGGGGGATTTACTGTTCGCTCTGCCGTTCAGACGTGAGGGCGAGACGCCTAGAGAGACGGTGGCCGAGACAATAATTGCTGCATTAGGTGCAGCACCTGCGTACGGCGTCAACGCCTACGACGGGGTGAACACAATGGTCGACGCAGCGTCTACCGGTGAGGGCGGTCGCTTTATGAAGGGGCTGGAGAAGATAGTCCCAGCGAAAGGAGTGCAGAACTTATTCAAGGGTTACAACCTGAGCGATCAGGGGCTGACTGAGCGATCAGGCGAACCGATCATAGGGCCAGAGGGCTTCGACTCTGCTGACGTCCTGATGCAGTACATGGGGTTTGCGCCAACCAAAGTGTCAGACTACTACACCGCAAACATGCGTAGGTCTAAGGTAAAGCAGGCTGTGGAGGGGGTTAGAGGTGACTTGCTGAGGCGGTACGCTCAAGCTAAACTTGTTGGCGACCGTAGCACCGTGCAGGCAGTACGTAAAGAGATTCAAGCGTTCAACCTGCGTAACAATCAGCGGAAGGGGGTACGAATAACCCCGAAGACAATGCGTCGGTCGCTACAAAACCGTAGAGACTCACGCAGAGATCGCGGAGCTGGTGGGTTACGAGGTGGCAAGCAGTACGATAGGTACAACGACGAAGTCGATTTTATAACAGGAGAACAACAATGAAAGCAGATAAAGCAGGTGGTTGCTACGGCGAAAACCACTCGTTCAAAAAGCACGGCCCGGTCATTACAGTTGGCACTTGCGGCCAGCTAGGTGGTAAAGCACCTACGTTGCACCACGACACACCGATGAACGTGATGCCCGGTGGCGAGATCAAACCGGTCAACGGTCAGGCTGGTGGGTACGAAGGTAAGAACCGCAGCTAAACTATTTCGTCTTCGCTTTTTTAGTGCGGGGGAACGAACGGTTTTTAGACTTGGGTTTCACGGCTAGGTTCGACTTCTTACTGGAGCCGCCCTTAGCCATTGGTTTTTTGTGATCCACATCGTTACCGTCCCCCTTCTTTATCTTTCCAGCTTTCTTCATAAGCTCGTTTGCTGCGTTACGCTTAGCACGGTTTTTCTTCTGCTTCTCCGTACCGTGGTAGTTGTCGTACTCTTTTCGGTAGTTACGGCTCTTGCTGCTGGTCTTCTTGGCTACCATCGTTCTCTCCCGGTTCAATCACAGACAGTACATGCGCTGCGCTTTCAAAGTTTAGTTTCCAGCAGCGTGATCTCGTCGACGCTACTGACGTTCCCTTACCAACATCGTACCGTAAGTCAGCGTCCACCATCCAGTTCTTATCCGTTAACCGACGCCTGAAGTCGCTGTAGTCGACGCTGTTCTCTGCACACCACTTACGTATGATACCGACGGGGATCATTATGTCGCCCGTACTGACTATGTACCGCCCTCGCACTGACTGCCGTGGCGCTCCGTACCCCGGTGCAAATGGGGTGAAGTCTGTGACACGTTTAGCCTCATCAGTCGTGACAACCATGCCGTTCTGGAAGTCACTCATCATCGACCGCGCCATGTCCTCAACCGACTCTACTGACCTGTCTGCCACCACCCTAATCTCTTTAATGCGTTGTATCGTCCAATCCTCCAGCTCATCTATGTTGAATTGGTGCATGTCTAACTGGCGTGTGATGTGCGCTGCGGTTAGCGTCGCCGCTGCCAGCATCATCCAGAACCGGGCGCTTTGATTAGCCTCAGCTTTTTTGTTCAGTCGGTCTAGCATCTTGTGGCATATCTTAGACACCTTGTCTTGGTTCACTGTTACGTATTCAACGAACTCAGCGCCTGTGTTACCTGAGTGCTGCCACAGTTTCTCGAATAGCACTGAGTCCTGCGTATCAAACCCTTTGTTGTAGAACTTAATGTCGAACAGTCGTGCTAACTGGGCTTGGCTGTTCTTAGTTTCGGATGAAACTTTAGATGCGAGGGGGGAGTTCGAGGTGATGTAACTAACTGAGTTCCAGTTGTACGCTGACGAGTCTCGTAGCCCACCGTCGGCGCTGCCCTGTACCTTAGCTGTACCATTGCACACACGGTAGAGAAACTTGCCTAGCCTGTTGGGTTCCCAGTTAGTTACCTCGTCGATAAGTATCGGTAGGTTGTGTCTCAGCCCTGCCATAACGGTTATGGCGTACTCGGTCGCTCCGTCTTGTCCGTCTGCTTGTTGGCCGAACCCACTGGGGTCGCCGAAGTTTGCAATGGCCGCCTTAGCGACCGACGTCTTACCTGTACCGCTGTCCGGTGAGTAAGCTGCCAGTGTTATACCGATGTTGTGAGAGTGCAGGAACTTGATAAGTAGCGACCCGAAGGAGGCCAACCAAAGAAACTGGTACTCCTGATAATTCGGTTTGTTGTACAGCTTGTCAATCGTGTCCACGAACGCTTGGCGGTCGCCTTTAGGTGTGTGCGACTCTGCGTACTTCGCTAGGCTCCGTGCAACGACGACGTCTTTTATCTCACCGTCGGGTCTGTACAAAGTTTTACCCAGTAGGAACGACCCATCTTTCTGCCATCCCATTTGGTCACGCATAGTTTGCAGGTCTGTGCTCTGCCGTATTACGTCAACCCATGTCTTCATAAACTTCACCAGTAGCCTGCCATCGTCACGTACTGTGACTGCGCACTTACCACCTAGTGCTCCTATTAAATTAACGCCCCCACGCTGAACTACGTCGAGTGGAAGGTCTCCGCTCTGCCATGTGTACGGTGCGGTTCGTGCTGACACTCGTACGTAGAAGGCTTCGGATAATTTATCGTAAAATATGAACTCTGGAACTGGGAACTGGGAGCACACAACTACGTGGCGTACGTTACCATCTTCATCCTCCAGCCTAGCCATCAAACCCCGCCCCTCTACCCATGCGAACTCGTCTTTCAGTCCGTCGGGCAACTGCGGCAGGGTTTCTAGTACCACTTCGTCCGTGGCGTCTTGTATAACCTCAACGGTGGTCTGGTGTTCAGGATCGGGATACCCCAACGATATTGGAGAATTACATTTCATTTTGCAGTCGGCACAGGCTGGAAACAACTGGCGCATGGTGTCACATAGCGTCGGCCCTCGATCTTCCCACTGTTTTATCTTATCCGTGGTAATGATTGGGTCGTAGTCGTGGTGACCTGCTGACCACCCCTGAACTATGTCTTCCCCTTGGGTTGTGTGTCTGAGTACCCCAATGCAGCTATACCACTGCTGCTCGTCGTGCGTCGACCCTTTGAAGTTACGCATTTCGTTAAGCACTGCGCACTTGTCTGCGATCTTCTCCGCGTCAGATGGCGGGTACTCATCCATACCGCCACTCAGTGCGCTGTTAAGTGTAGTGGTCAGTCTTTGCTTTGGGGGCGTAACTTTCAGGTCGCCACTGGCTTTCTTGAGTGCGCGCGCCCAGTCAGAGAAGCGGACAGACTTGGCTTTGTGCAGCACCCTGACCTCTTGCGTTCCCCCTCGCTTATAATTGTTGGTGCCTATAGGCCGCAGCACACACGCAATATTAGCCGTGACTTTATCGGCAACCAATCCAGTGCCGTCCATGACAGCCTTGAATAGTTGCGCCACTGGTATCCACAGGGCTTTAGGTATGTCTTTAGTGAACGTCCAGTACGCATGGACGCCGTACCCTGAGCTTACTGTGAACGTAGGGGCTGGTAACTTAGCCGCCTTGAACCCTGCTCGTAGCGCAGCTATGCCATCTAGCTGAGTTGCGTACGGTTTGTTTTCTCCGCAGTCAATGTCAAGCCACATACTTCTAGCGAGCATTGCGTTCTCTTGGGTGCGTTGTTTTTTCTTGCTCGTGCGTTTGTCTATGTAAGACTCTTGTTTGAAACTAGCCAGCGCAAAGAACGCGTTGTCCCCCTGCTGGCTTATGGCCTTACACTGTAGTGCTAAGTCGTCATGGGTGTAGCACACGGTATGCTTGAAGTAATCTATAGTCCGTCCGTCCTTCTCAAAACGAACTGGCACAGCCGCGAACAACACCCCCTCAGAAGGCGTCACAGCCTTCAAGAAATCAGATGCTTTCATTTACCACCTTCCTGATGCCGGGCTACTACGTTAGCAGCCCGAGCAACCGAATCAAGTTAGTTCTGGAGTATTAGCTCCGTCATCGGTGCTTTCATCAGTACAGTTTGCTTTGAGCATGTACTTCTTGACGGTGGCAGCGGTACGCACAGACCGTTCTTCCAGAGGAAGTTGGTCAGGCACAGGCAGTCGCCCGTCCTCCATCGCTGCTCGCGTAGCGCTTAGTAACTCATCGGCACTGGCTCGTATCAGGTGGTGGGGTTGTGTGACGCCGCGCAGCCAATTGGACGCAGTGACACGAGACACGCCTAGTAGCCTACTGATATGGCGGGGTTTTACCCCCGCCTCCCGCAACAGCTCAAATTGGAAGCTTTCCATTGAGTTCTCCATTAGTCATCGAACCCGGCAAGTAGCGCGTCTAGCGCGTCGAGTTCATCCTCGTCGCCGTTCACTACACCAGCGGCTTCGTCGTCCTGTGCCGGGTTAGGTTCATCGTCGTCGTCCGCTACACCACCGAAGCCGGACGGAGCGGGTGGCTCAGCTTGTTCTTCGGTCTTCTTGGGCTTCGCTTTCGCTTTCGGTTTCGGTTTCGGTTTCGGTTTAGGCTCAGGCTCAGGCTCAGGCTCAGGCTCAGGCTCAGGCTCAGGCTCAGGCGTAGGGTCTGACTGCACCATGGGACTCGTCCCGATGATCTGCTTGACCATGTCGTCTGCTTTGGCCTCGGTAACATCAGCGTATTGCTGCTCGCTTAGGAACCCTATGGCCTTGAAGATAAGTTTCGGTGATGATTCCTCAGCCTCGAACCTGATCTTAGTGATCACCGCATCGAACGCCACACCACGCTTAGCCAGCATAACGCCGTACTCTTGCAGTGGCTTCAGTGACGCAGGCGGTACACGTAGCAACATAGGTTCGTTGACCTGACCCGCAGGCGCTACTGCTAACCGACGTGCGTCTGAACATGCCTTGCCTCGTGCGTTCTTACCTGACCCCCAGACGTTGTGGGGGCATGTAGCACAGGTTTTAGCCTGCACGTCCTCAGAGTCGGGCAGCGGATTCTTACCGTCGTCAGACGCACACGTAGGCTTAGCAGTGCTGCCTTCCTCGTACTCTGCGTCGTAGTAAACCTTCGACAAGTTAGGGTTAGCATCGAGAATGACTATCTGGACGTTGCTCGCTGGCTCGTCGGGGTCGTCCGACTTTGTAATTATGCTGCGTGTGTCACCCTGCACGACAGTGAAGGTCTTACCCTTGATCGACAGGACAGGGAAGCTGGCAGATACGCCAGCGGTTAGCGCTGTGTTCGTCTCGGCGACGTTAGCATTCTGGAGGTGTGCCGGTAGTTGGCTCCCCTCAAATGGTATTACATTACTCATTGTGTTCTCCTAAGAACGTCGTACGTTAATGGTTGTTACGCGGGATACATCAATGCCGGGGGGTAGCTCATCATGTTCTTCCATGTAGGCTTCCACGGCGTTTTTATTGGCGCGGCTCTCCAGAAAATCGTAGGCGTCGTTCTGCCTAACGAAGTCGAAGAACGCGTCACGGTCAGCAACTTTTGCTGATGTTCGGACGGAACGGTACGCGGTGCCGTGAGCTGTCTTAGCCGACTCCTGCCCCGTTTCATTAAATTCTGCGAGCAGCGAGTGCTCTATCTTGTCGAGTGCGTTGTTGAACCGTGACAATTCCTCGGAGTGCGTCTTCTTGAGAGCATCTTTGGCGTCACGGATTTTGATGTACTTACCGATAAGTTCATCTAGCTGCATATTGTTCCCCTTAAAGTTTAATATAGGTTACTGTACCGTAGGTGTCAATTATTTTACGCCTTTAATAAGGTCTAACAGCACACCTTGTGTCGTAGCCTTGTCTTTCAGACGGTCGTAGATACGAGACTCCGCCGGTGTACCCTGCAAGTTAACGATCAACTGGCTGTGGTTCTGGCCGGGTCTGGTGATTCGTGCGTTCGCTTGCTCGTAAGTCTCCGCCGAAGTAACGGGGGCGAACCATACGATAGTACTGGCAGCGGTGAGTGTCAGTCCGTGGGACATGGCTGCTGGCTGCGCTACTATGACGCGTGGGTCGTCCGCTTTTTGGAACGCCTTGAACACCTCATCGCGTTTGTTCTTACTGATGGCCCCGTATATAAGCCCTGTAGTAATTCCGTTCTGCTCTAAGTGTGCCGCCACCATTTCGGCGGTCGCTGTGAACGGGACGAACACTATGGTCTTGCTGTTCGACGACGCGATGATGTCGCGCAGCTCTTGTAGTCGGTCGGTCGGCTCAAACACAACGACCTCTCTGTCTAAACTGTATGCAGTGCCGCACGCAATCTGAACCAACTTCATGAGCTTGACCGCCTCATTCACCGCCTGTATCTGCTCCCCCTCGTGTTCAGTGGAGAGTTTAGATAGCATGTCTTTGTACATCTTCGCCTGTACCGTTGTTAGTGGTATCTCTCTGGTTTCGTACATCAATGGCGGCAGGTCTATGCAGTCGTCCCGGTCGAACCGGATGCTAGGTTGCATGGCTCGGTGTACTACGTCTAGTGCGTTGTCTCTCGGTAGCCATTTGTACGGCCCACACTGACGCATCACTTGGTCACGAAATCGGGTGAAGTACGGCGGCACGTTCTCAGGTACTACTAACCTGCACTGCGCCCATGCGTCGGTCGGGTCGTTAGGGATAGGCGTGCCGGTTAACCCCCACAGCCGCGCCGCGTCTTTAGTAATTTTCTTCAGCGCTCTCCACCGTTCAGTGCCAGCGTTACGAGCCACCTGTGCAATCTCGTCGACCAGTATCAAGTCAATGTCGGTGCGCTTAACCAGCTCGTCCTGCATCACCTTCACTCCGTCGTGGTTGATGATGTACACGTCTACGTTCTGGTCGAGTAACTTCACTCGCTTTTTCTTGGTGCCGTGAAGTACGGAGAATGTTAGGTGGGGGAAGTGCCTGAATATTTCGTCGGCCCACACACGTTCCAGCGTTGATAGCGGTGATATGACAAGCATACGGGTGGCCTGCCCTATACTTCGCAGGTAGTCGTACGCCCACAACGACGCTAATGTCTTACCTGTGCCTAAGTCGTTGAGTACGAACGCTCGGTTGTTCAGTGTTAAAAACTCTGCGGTGTCTCGCTGTGCTGCGAACGGATCGTACTGCCCTGACCAGTCGTAGTAGTGACGGATAGGACTCGGCGCGTCGATGCCCATGTTGCGTAGCAGCTTCACCACCTCTAGTGCGTGCGGTACAGCGAGTAGGTTCTGCCCTTTGTACGGGATGATTTTGTGCTTCGGTACGACTGCCATCACCTGCTCTGGGTTCCGCAGGTTCAGCAACACTGCTTTGTTCTTCGTGCTAACTTTCAAGTTGTTCCCCTTTTACTAACGGTAGTAGTACGTCTAACTGACTGACATCATCAACGACGAACGCGTGACCGCCTGCTCGGTTGATCCATTCTATTTCCCTCAGTTGGTTGGGCGTAGCGTTGCCGCGTTTGCCGGGGGCTTTGGTTTCTATACCGACGAACCTACCGCCTAGACATACGATGAAGTCAGGCGCACCGACACGACCCATGCCGTTGCTTACTGGCATGTAGTAGTACGCCTTGTGTTTAACCAGCCACGCTTTGATCGTCTTCTTTACTTTCCCTTCCGGTGTCATTTAGGTCTTCCATAATTGACTCAATCATTTTGATCTCGTCGGTCATGCTGGATTTGAATTGGAACGTCGCTGCTGGCCCCAGCTCTATCGGGGTGCACTTCTCTGGGTTGTCACGCATCCACGTAGCCTGTTGCTTACTCCGCTGTAGGTCGTCCTGCAACCACGCTACTTGCTCGTCTGTTAGGTTCATGGGTACGCACTCCCTGCCTGACCCGACCTGTTACTGTTAGTGCAGGTGTAGTCGTGGTTGTTTGCCTTCGGGCAGCGTTTGTTGCCGCACACAGGGCATACAATCATACGTTGGTGGTGCACTGGCTTTGCATCGTGGCACGTCACGCAGCAGCAATCACAGCGCTGCATTTCCCACGGCAGCGGTAAAACTTTATCGTGGAACACAATACGCGTGCCGTACTCTGGGTGCCCATGGATACGCATAGCGTCCTCGAACGAATCCCACAACGAGATTGAACTTACAGCAGTAAGCCAGTTAAGGGCGCACTTGCCGTTGTCGAACACGATGCCTTCGTACTGCGCCTCGTCCGGCGGGTTCACTTGGTCGGCGGTATGCGTGTCTGATATGTCGAGTGTTCTGTAAGCTGTAAATCTATTCATCTCATCCCCTTAAGTGCAGCTACTACCTGATCGGTAATCATGCCGCGTGCTATTTCACTGACTTGACTGACCTTGAATGTGTTGGCGATTTCCTCCGTAAGTAGCTGCCGCACTGCGCTTTGCACCTGTGTGTGCACCAACCGTCTAATGTTCTCTGGCTCCAGTGCAGCGTTAACCGCTTTTATAAAGTCTTCATCCTGCACCAGTTGCTGCTGCGTCATCATTTCATTAACCGCGTACCGAATACCCTCGAACCTAAGTTCGACGTGCGGTACTCCCGTCCCTTCCAACCTCGTGTTTATGCTCACGTTTACCCCTTATTTTTCCCGTTAAACTCACAATCTATAACTGGACACCACGCTCGACACAGACCACTTGGTTTCTTCTCCCACTTGTCCTGCTCGTACGCTATGTTGAACCGTCGTACTCGCGGTAAGAACTCTGCCCACATGTCAGGTAAGTCACTGCGCTCAAACCCCGCCGTAGATATTTTGTTCTTGTGCGCCAGCCACACGTAGCCTGTTGTTACTGTGTCTATCTGTGGGTAGTGGTGGAACACGAACGCAGCGAACAGTGTTAGCTGGTCGTGATCTGGCTTGGGTTTACCTGTCTTCCAGTCAAGCATCAGTGCTTTGTTGCCATCGACTAACATGTAGTCAACCTTAGCTCTAACCCACGCGTCTTTATCCCACCACCCCGTTGCAGCTAGTTGTTCGTTCAGACACAGCTCCTGCTCGGCGATTGAGTCGCCCGTACGTGATAGTAATTTGGCTACCATAGGTTCCCACTTCTGCATGGTCTTAGGTAACGCGATACCGTCACGTATCCGTAGCTCCAGTGCTTTGTGAACTTCATTCCCCCACTTGAGCGCCTCGCCTTCCGGTTCAGTGATGTCTTTCT